CGGACCGAGACCACCGGCAAACCCGTGTTCCGGCTCGAATCCCGAGCCCGGTAACGCGCGGCGGCGGGGCGCCCGTGCGGTGACGCCGGGCAGGTTCCCCTTCGGCACCCGGTCATCCCCGCCGCCGCGCACCCTGCAACACCTTTGGAGAATGACATGAGCATCCGCATCATCACCGCCGACGAACGGCTCTCGGTTGCCGAGAACAAGACGTCGCTCGCGATCTTCGGCCCGCCCGGCGTCGGCAAGACCACGCTGCTGACAACGCTGCCCGCCGAGGAGACCGTCTGTCTCGACCTCGAGGCTGGCCTCAAATCCGTGCAGGACTGGCGTGGGGACTCGATCCCGGTGCGCAGTTTCACGGATTTCCGGGATCTTGCCGTGCTGATCGGCGGGCCGGACCCGGCGCAACATCCGCAATCCTGGTATGGCACCGAGCGTCACGCCTGGCTGCAGGCCGAGCACCGTGACAGCGGGCTCGAGGCCTTTCTTGCCGCCAAGCGCATCATTTTCGTGGACTCGATCACCGACCTCACACGCCAGGCGATGACTTGGGCCCGCCAGCAGCCCGAGGCGTTTTCCGAGCGTACAGGCAAGGCGGATGTGCGCGGGGCCTACGGGCTTCTCGGGCGCGAGGTGATCCAGGCGCTCAAGCATCTGCAGCACGCACGCGGCAAGACGGTGATCTTCGTGGGCGTGCTGGAAAAGGTCACCGACGAATTCGGTGCGGTCACCTGGCAGCCGCAGATGGAGGGCTCGAAAGCCGGCCGGGAACTGCCCGGCATCGTCGATCAGGTGGTGTCGATGCAGTTCTTTGCGCCCGACGGCGAGGGCGGCTGGGTGTTTGACGAGGCCGCCACCGAACGCCGGCTGGTCTGCAAGTCCGGCAACCCCTGGGGCCTGCCCGCCAAGGACCGCTCCGGCCGGCTGGACATGACCGAGCCATCCGATCTCGGCGCGCTGATCGCGAAGATCGACGGTCGTGCGCCCGCACAATCCTCTTTCTCCTCCTGAACAGACGCAAAGGAACCACGACATGAGTTACGATCTGAACGACGCCCAGCCGCAGATGGCCCCCATCGGCGAGCTGATCCCCGACGGCACGTTTGCCAAGCTTCGCCTGACCATCCGCCCGGGTGGCGTGGATGGCGGCACGCAGATGGATGCGGGGCTGCTGAAGGCTTCGCAGTCGAGTGACGCGAAAATGCTCGATTGCGAGTTCACCATCCTCGAGGGCCCGCATGCGCGGCGCAAGTTCTGGCAGAGCTTCACCGTGGCGGGCGGCAAGCTCGATGAAAAGGGACAGTCGATCGGCTGGAAGATCTCGAAATCGACCTTTCGTGCGATCATCGACAGCGCTTTCGGGCTTGATCCCCGCGACGAAACCCCGGCCACCAAGGCCAAAAGGGTCCTGCCCGGGCTCAGGCAGCTCGATGGCATCGTGTTTGCCGCGCGCATCATGGTCGAGCCCGCTTCCAACCCGAAATACCGCGACCAGAACCGGATCGCCAATGTCGTTCTGCCCGACGAGCCGCATCATGTGGCGATCATGCGCGGCGAAACCGTTCCCCCCGAGCCGGTCAATGCCCCACCGCGCAAGGCCGCGACCGCGCCGGCCCCGGGCTGGCAAGCCCAAGCGCCGGCATGGGGCGCGCAACAGCCAGCTGCAACGCAAGCGCAAGGGGCGCCGACAGCACGGGCCGGCGGTCCGGGTCAGGGCAGTTCCGGTGCGCCGACGCAAACCGCCATGCCCGCCTGGCTCAATGGCTGACGGGAACGGCTGAATGCTGGAGATGAACCGATGGCACGTCGCCCGCGAAAGAAGGCAGGCCCTCGGCGCAGGCCGCGTGTCCGCAAACCGCGCGCTCAAGGCATCGGACGCCCGGCAGGATCGGAACAGCTCCGCCAGCACCAGGCGGCGCCCCCGCTCTGCGCCGTCTGCATGCGCGAGGCGCGCGGCTTCGGCTACTGCCACGGCCTGAGGCATGACCGCCACCCCCATTACCGCTTCTGTTCGCGCCGGTGCCAGGACATCGGCGCGGAAATCGCCAAAAGGAACAACGGCATGATCGACAAGACCGCGCGCGAGCGCCAGGCGATCCGTGATGCACGGGCGTCTTTCGCGGAGGCGCTCACATCGCTCGGGCTCATGGAGCCCTTCTTTCACCGCAAGCCTGAGGACATCGACTGCCTGATCGAGGCGGCAGTAACCGGCTATATCGACAGCATGGGCAGGCAGGCCGCGCACAAGGAGCGGACCGGCACAGTGCTTGACGACCCTCTGCCATTTTGAGGGCACGCCCATGATCGACCTCAATCACAAGTCAGGCTGCATCTATGGCGCCGATGCGACGCGCCCGCCGATCGCCGAGGCTGTCTCGGCCGCCATCGAAACCGCACTCGTCCGGCGTCATGGGACGGAACGCCCCCGGACCTATGTCAGTTCCTCGGGGCTTGGCCGCGACTGTCTGCGCCAGATCCAGTTCGACTATCTTGCGGTGCCCAGGGACGAGGGCCAGGGGTTCGCGCCACGCACGCTGCGCATCTTCGAAGCCGGACACCGGGCCGAGGACATGGTGGCGGGCTGGCTGAGGCTGGCCGGGTTCGACCTGCGCACCGAACGCAGCGACGGGCGGCAATATGGCTTCGAGGCGCTCGGCGGACGGTTCAAGGGTCATATCGATGGCTGCCTCGTCTCGGGCCCCGTCGCCATGGACTATCCCGCGTTGTGGGAGAACAAGGCGCTTGGTGCGTCCAGCTGGAAGGACGTGGTCAAGCGCGGCGTCAGCGTCGCGCGGCCGGTCTATGCCGCGCAGATCGCCCTTTATCAGGCCTATCTCGACCTGCCGAACCCGGCGCTCTTCACCGCGCTCAACCGTGACACGATGGAACTGCATTCCGAGCTCGTCCCCTTTGACTCGGCACTTGCCCAGGAGATGTCCGACCGCGCCGTCGCCGTGGTCCGCGCTTCCGAGGCCGGGGAATGGCTGCCGCGTGGTGCTGCTGAGCCCACGGCCGTTCTCTGCCGGGGCGGCATGGCTGCCGGAAAGTGGCATGCGCCGTGTGCGTGGGCGGGCAGGTGCTGGGGTGAGCGGCCATGACCCCCGACGCCTATGAACTCAAGCGCATCCTGCGTGCCCATCGCGAACGGTTCTGGTGCTCCGACCTGCTTGGAGCAGTGGAGTTCGCGCCGATCTACTTCTTTGGCGATCAGGCCGCCTTCGATGGCGAGGATGTTGACCGCGCGATGCCCCGTGTGCTGACCGGTCCGATCCGTCTGCCGCACCCGGCCGTGATCTTCGAGGTGCGCGAGCAGCGTCCGGCCCCTTCCGGCCTGATCGTCTGCGCGCGGCAGAACGAGGAGGTCGTCGACGCGGTGTTCCTCATGCGAAAGCGCGCGCCGAACGGCTGGACGGACGCTCTGGTGCGGATCTGGATGCATCCCGACGGCAAGGCGGAGATCGAGGGCAACCCGGCCGAGCGAAACGAGGGGACCGTCCGCGGTCACGGCGAGGTTGCCGCCGGCATCGTCTGGCGCGCCCTGACCATCCTCGGCGCCTCGCCGGAAATCCGCGACCGCAAGCTGTCGCGGCCCAGGCGCGCCCGCCTGTCCCGGGATGGCGTGCGCGGGTGGGTCTGGCATCAGGTCTCGATCAACCCCGATCGCCTGCGTGCAGTGAGCACGCCACAGGGCGGCACCCATGCCTCTCCCCGCTGGCACATCCGGCGTGGCCATTGGCGCCAGTTGCCGGGTGGCCGCCGCGTGTTCGTGCGCCAATGCGAGGTCGGCGATCCAACCCGGGGCGGCGTCGTGAAGGATTACAGAGTGGAGGCCAGCAAACAATGACAGAGTTCACCCCATCGCCCGCACAGGCGGCAGCGATCCGCGCAATCAGGGAGTGGTTCGAAACCCGCACCCATGAGCAGCAGGTTTTTCGCCTCTTTGGGCATGCCGGATCCGGCAAGAGTACGGTTCTGAAGTTCGCACTCGACGAGTTGGGCCTTTCGCCCCACCGCAGCGCCAGGGAGGGGACCTGCATGCCGGGCGTGGTCACCGCCACCTTCACCGGCAAGGCCGCGCTGGTGCTGACCCGCAAGGGGACGCCCGCACGCACCATTCACAGCCTGATCTATTCCGCGATCGAGGCCACCGAGGAAGAGATCGAGGCCGCGACGCAGAAAATCCGCGAGGCGGAGGATGCCGCGCGCCGGCTGACCGGGTTCGAGCGCACCACGGCCGAGGCCGGAATCGAGGCCATGCGCCAGGCGCTCTCGGCCATGAAGCACCCCCGTTTCGCGCTGAACCCGCAGAGCGATGCTGCGGACGCCCGCCTCATCGTGCTCGACGAGGTGTCGATGGTGGGCGAGGAGATGGCGCGCGATCTGATGAGCTTCGGCAAGCCGATCCTGGTGCTCGGCGATCCGGGGCAGCTGCCACCCATCAAGGGCGAAGGCGCATTTACCCGTGATGCGCCTGACGTGATGCTGACCGAGATCCACCGCCAGGCAACTGAGAGCGCGATCATCCGGCTGGCGACCATGGCGCGCAAGGGGGAGCCGATCGGCTTCGGAACCTACGACACCCATGTGGCCAAGCTGCGCAAGGGCGGACATCACACCCGAACAGGCGCTGCGTGGCGGTCAGCTGATCTGCGGGATGAACGCCACGCGGCTGCAACTCAACAACGCCATGCGGGTGGCTGCCGGGTTTGGCGGGTCGTTCCTGCCGACGGGTCCGGGCGAGAAGATCATCTGCCTGAAGAACCAGAACGACCTCGGTCTGATCAACGGGATGTTCATCACGCTCGAGGACATCGTTGACGAGGGCAGCCTCT